TGGATACCGTCTTATGCATGGAAGTATCCTGGATCTGATGGATAAAGTTGATGGAGTTCTTCTCCATAAAAGTGATAGAGGACCTGATTTTCTCTGATGAAAGCACTGAAAACTCCTCTTCGTTATCCTGGTGGTAAGTCTCGTGCTTGCACCAAAATGGATGTATATATCCCAGACCTCCGTGATTATAAGGAGTATCGTGAACCATTCCTTGGTGGTGGTAGCGTAGCGATTCATATTACTAAAAAATATCCAGACCTTAAAGTCTGGGTAAATGATTTGTACGAACCCCTTTACAACTTCTGGAAAGTTCTGCAGGACAAAACTCTGGGGTACAAAATGTACAAGAGACTGCAGGAACTCAAGTCTAGATATCCAGATCAAGGATCTGCTAGAGGTTTATTTTTAGAAGCAAAGGACTTAGTAAATGATGATTCCGTTTCCCCTTTATATCGCGCTTGTAGTTTCTACGTTGTTAACAAGTGCTCTTTTTCTGGTCTCACTGAATCCAGCTCCTTCTCCAAGCAAGCGTCAGATAGCAATTTCTCGATGCGTGGAATTGATAAACTCCCTGGATATACCCAACTCATCCGAAACTGGAAGATAACCAACCAGTCCTATGAGACTTTGATGGATAATGAGTGGGATACTTTTGTATATCTTGATCCCCCATATGACATCAAAGATAATCTCTATGGCAAGAAAGGATCCATGCATAAAGGATTTGATCACGACCAGTTTGCAAAAAATTGTGATGAATGCTTCATGCCTCAGTTGATTAGTTACAACTCCAATCAACTTGTGAAGGATAGATTTACTAAGTGGCAAGCAGCAGAGTTTGACTTGACTTACACCATGCGTTCGGTTGGTGAATACATGCGTGAACAAAAAGATCGCAAAGAACTTTTACTTTTTAATTATGGAACTGAAGGATTGGTTGAACTCTATTAATTTCACGAAGGAAGATCTGAGTGAAGAAACTAGCGATTACCCTCCATATATCGTTAATCGTTGTCTGTCTGGGCACCTTGATTGTGTCATGTACGCTAACGAGATGAACAAGTATCCTAATTTAGATAAAGATATGCAATATTCTTTTTATCTAAATACTTTGAGGAAAAGAAAGAGATTCTCTCCCTGGCTCCGAAAGGATAAAGTCACGGACCTAGAAAGCGTCAAAAAATACTATGGTTATAGTAATGAAAAAGCATCCCAAGCTCTGAAAATCCTGACTAAAGAACAGATTAACTTTATTAAACAACGACTTGATATTGGAGGGAAGAAATGACTAATACTGTAGAACCTACGGTTGATTGGTCTCAAGATCAAATGGTAGAGGTTCTCCTTAATGAACCTGATGATTTTCTGAAAGTCAGAGAGACGCTAACTAGAATCGGAGTTGCGTCCCGTAAGGAGAAGAAACTCTATCAATCATGCCACATCTTGCACAAGCAAGGCAGGTACTTCATCGTTCACTTTAAGGAACTGTTTGCCCTGGATGGCAAGCACGCTAACCTAACCGTGAATGACGTACAGAGACGCAATCGCATCACTCGGTTGCTTGCCGACTGGGGACTGATCTCAGTTGTCAAAGAAGACACCGTACTTGATATTGCTCCCTTGAATCAGATCAAGGTGTTAGCATATAAGGACAAATCTGACTGGGTGCTTGAACAAAAGTACAACATTGGAAAGAAGGGTAAGACTCAAGAAGAAGCATAAATAGAACGTCGCTTTCGTGCGCGACACGCTACATACGGAATATACGCTACTAAAGGGGGGATACCAACACCCCCCTTTTTTATGCTTTCTTGTATAATTAGTATGTACGCCGTAAGGGTACACACAACACACTCTCGCTTAAATAAGGAGAAGTCAAATGACTAACTTAATGAAGTTTAATGCTGCCGATTTGGATCAGTTGATGGATAAGATTGTCCGCAACTCTATCGGGATGGACGACTATCTAAACAACGTTTTCCATACTCAAACACAAAGCAACTATCCCCCATATAATGTCGTTCAGTTGAATAATACTGAGACTAAACTTGAGATTGCTCTTGCTGGATTCACCAAAGATGAAGTCAAGGCATTTACAGAATATGGTAAACTCACAGTAAAAGGGGAGAAGGAAGCAACCACCGAAGAGGGTCAATACCTTCACAAAGGACTTGCTTATAGGAACTTTGAAAGATCCTGGACTCTCGCGGAGGGAACTGAGGTGACAGACGTGAATTTTGAAAATGGACTTCTCACTATCCTTGTGAAAAAGATTGTCCCCGAACACCATGCTCGAAAGGATTATCTATAAATATAATTGAATATCGTCGTCGCAGACGGAGGGGTAACTGGCCAAATCCAGTTGACGCCCCTCTTTTTTATTGCTAGAATATATGGAGGTTAGAATACGTTATGACAATCAAATTGATGCTGCTCAAGTCAGGTGAAGATATTATCACCGATGTTTCTGAGATGTGCGTGGGCACAGAAGAGAATAAAAGAGTCATCGGTTACTATATGAATCGACCATGCATCGTGAAGATGGTCAACCCTAATGTGGTCAAGGAAGATGCAAAGGAAAAGAAAGCAGGATATGAAGTAACCATGTTCCCCTGGATTCCTCTGACCCCAGATGAGGATATTCCCGTCCCTGCTGACTGGGTGATCACTATGGTCAACCCAACTGCTAAACTTAAAGAAATGTACATCGAAGACATCGTTAACTATGGAAAAGACAATCAAGGCGATACTGCTGACAACCAATCAGATTCTGATCAGTCAGATTGATGAGGTGGGGGCAGATATTGGTCAACCAGATTGCAAGTTGACCAGTCCATTTGTTCTCCAGCAAGACGGAACACTTGAACCATGGTTAATTTCTGTGTCACGTCAAGACGTTTTTATGATTAGTTCTGATAAGATTATTACACTTACAGAACCTATGCCCACTTTAGTTGAAAAATACGAGCAACTTACTAAGTAATGCACTTCTATACTAATGTTCAGTTGATTGGAAACCAAGTCCTCGTTAGAGGAGTTGACAATGGAAAGAGGTATGAACATCGTGATGAATTTTATCCAACACTGTTTGTTAGATCGAAGAGAGATTCAAAATACAAGACACTCAACGGAGAACCGGTAGAACCGATTAAACCTGGCACCGTCCGTGAGTGTCGTGAATTTTATAAGAAGTATGATGAAGTAGATGGGTTTCCTATCTACGGGAATGACAGATACGTATATCAATATATTTCAGAAAAGTATCCTCAGGATGAAATCAAGTTTGACATCAGTCAGATCAAACTGGTAACTCTTGATATTGAGACGACTGCTGAGAAAGGATTTCCTGATGTAGAGTCTGCATCGGAAGAGATCCTTGCAATCACAATTCAGGACTACACTACCAAGCAAATTACCACTTGGGGTGTCAAACCTTTTGTCAATAAACAAAAGAATGTCACTTATCACTATTGTGAGACAGAACAAAAACTCTTATCATCTTTTATCAATTACTGGATGCAAGATGTTCCTGATGTGGTGACTGGTTGGAATATTCAACTGTTCGATATCCCGTACATTTGCAAGCGTCTTAACAGGGTGCTTGGAGAGAAGTTGATGAAGCGTTTCTCCAACTGGGGACTCGTTACTGAGGGTGAGATCTATGTTCAAGGTAGGAAGCACGTCACGTTTGATGTGGGTGGTCTGACTCAACTTGACTATCTGGATCTGTATAAGAAGTTTACTTACAAGGCACAGGAATCTTATCGACTTGATTACATCGCAGAGGTAGAACTAGGACAGAAGAAACTGGACCACAGCGAGTTTGATACTTTCAAAGATTTCTATACTCACGGTTGGCAGAAGTTCATCGAGTACAACATCGTTGACGTAGAACTGGTGGATCGTCTTGAAGACAAGATGAAACTTATTGAACTTGCCTTGACCATGGCCTATGATGCTAAGGTAAATTATGCCGATGTGTTCTATCAAGTTCGCATGTGGGATAACATCATTTATAACTATTTGAAGAAGAGGGATATTGTTATTCCTCCTAAGAACAGGTCTACCAAAAACGAAAAGTACGCAGGTGCTTATGTCAAGGAACCGATTCCAGGAAAGTATGATTGGGTGGTCAGTTTTGACCTTAATAGTCTGTACCCTCATCTTATTATGCAGTACAATATTTCCCCAGAGACACTCCTGGATGAAAGACATCCCACAGCTTCGGTTGATAGAATCCTTGCGGAAGAAATAAACTTTGAGTTGTATAAGGACAACGCAGTATGTCCAAATGGTGCTATGTACCGTAAGGATGTCCGTGGATTCCTTCCTGAGTTGATGGATAAGATGTATGGTGACCGTGTGATCTTCAAGAAGAAGATGATTCAGGCAAAGAAAGAATATGAAAAGACTCCTACAAAGACTCTGGAGAAAGAGATCGCCCGCTGTAACAATATCCAGATGGCTAAGAAGATCTCACTCAACTCTGCTTATGGTGCTATCGGTAATCAGTATTTTAGGTACTATCAACTGGCCAATGCGGAGGCGATTACGCTTTCTGGTCAAGTCTCTATCCGTTGGATTGAGCAGAAGATGAATGATTATCTAAATAAACTGTTGCAAACAACCGAAGAGGATTACGTTATTGCGTCCGATACAGACTCAATTTATCTTAATCTTGGACCTCTTGTTAATAAATTTTTTGGTGCTAAGTCTAGCGACAAAGCAGCAGTTGTTTCCTTACTTAACAAGATCTGCGAAGAAAAGTTTGAACCGTATATCGATCAGTGCTACCAAAATCTGGCGACGTATGTCTCGGCATATGATCAGAAGATGCAAATGAAGCGTGAGAATATTGCTGACCGTGGTATCTGGACCGCGAAGAAGCGATACATTCTCAACGTGTGGGATAGTGAGGGTGTCCGTTATGAGGATGCCAAACTCAAGATGATGGGTATTGAGGCAGTCAAGTCATCGACTCCTGCTCCATGCAGGAAGATGATTAAGGATGCCTTGAAGTTGATGATGAATGGCACAGAGGAAGACGTTATTGACTTTATTGACAAGAGTCGTGAAGAGTTTAAGAAATTGCCCCCAGAGCAGATTTCATTCCCTCGCTCTGTTTCTGATGTTGTGAAGTATAAGTCTCATTCTGATATCTACATCAAAGGGACTCCCATTCATTGTCGTGGAGCACTTCTCTATAATCATTACATTCTCAAGAATAAACTTGACAACAAATACTCTCTCATTCAAAACGGAGAGAAGATTAAGTTCTGCTATTTGAAGAAACCAAATAGTATTCATGAGAATGTAATTTCTTTCATTCAAGACTTTCCTAAGGAACTTGATATTGACAAGTACATCGACTATGACCTACAATTTGAAAAGAGTTTTGTTGAACCTCTGAAGGCAATCCTTGACGCTATCGGTTGGAACGTCGAAAAAACTGTAAACCTGGAACTATTTTTCTCCTAATGGACCTG